GTATCCCTAAACGAGCAATGTCATTAATGTGGAATCAACGTAGTTGTGATTTTCCACTCGGAATTCCGGCAAATATAATGTCTTACGGTATTTTATTAATGATGTTAGCCAAACAAGTTAATATGGTACCTGACGAATTAATAGGTAATTTTGGTGACTGTCACATTTATTTAAATCAAATTGATGGAGTTAAAGAACAAATCACAAGAACACCTTACAAATTACCTGCAGTAAAATTATCTGATAGGATTGCTAACGATTTATCAGAATACACATTAAATGATATAATATTAGAGAATTATCAATATCACCCAAAAATTTATTTCCCACTTTCTAATTAATTTTTAGGGTTACCATTTAACTTTCTACATTTTGTAGATATTTATATTAAAAGGTAACCCTATGATTGGAATTTATAGAATAAAAAATTTAGTTAATGGTAAATGTTACTATGGTTCATCTAAAGAAATTGAAAAAAGATTAAAAAGACACAAAAGAGAACTTAATAATAATGTTCACATAAATTGTGTACTACAAAGAGCTTGGGATAAGTATGGTGAGAAAAATTTTTTATTTGAGGTTATTGAGGAATGTGATGAAATAGTTTTACTTGAAAAAGAACAATATTATTTAGATTTAAATCCTGAATATAATATTGGTTTAAAATCAAGTGGTGGGGATAACTTAACAAAAAACCCTAACAAAGATATTATAGTTAAAAAAATTACAGAATCGGTCAAACAAAGGTATTCGTTAATGACTGATGAGGAAAAAAAAGAGAAACATTCTAAACCAATGGAAACCAACCCAAATTGGAAGGGTGGTATATCGGTTTCTAATTGTGAAGTTTGTGGTAAAAAAATTAGTCAGGGTGCAAAAAAATGTATGGAACATATTAAGTATGAAAGAAATGGGATTGATAATCCATTTTTCGGTAAACAACACTCGGAAGAGACTAAAAAGAAATTGAGTGAAAAAAGAAAAGGTAAAAAACCAACTAATATGACACAAGTTGAAATTGATAATATTGTTTATGAGAGTTTGGCGGAAGCCTCAAGACAAACAGGTATACCATCACCAACAATTCTATGGAGAATAAAATCAAACAATAAAAAATACAAAAATTATCAATCACATAACACAATTAAAGCACCACTATCAAACTAATGGAACTAATTTCAACTAGAGCAATTAAACATTCCGACTTGGGATATAATGGGACACTATTCGGTGGTCAATTATTAAAATGGTTAGATGGGGATGCTGTGGCTTACGCTATGCAAATATGTGATACCCCTAGAATGGTTACCGTTAGTATGGATAAATGTATTTTCCAAAAACCAGTTAGAGAAAGTCAATTGGTTAAGATTTACGCTAAAGCTATTAATATCGGTACCGCTTCTATAACTTTACAAGTTGAGGCTAGAAGACATAGTGTTTACACAGGAGAACAATCCGTGGTATTAAGTACTAACATTAAATTTGTGAGAGTTGATGAAGAAGGAAGTCCAATACCTATTAGTGATAGAGTTAGAGGTAGACTTAAACTAACTGAACAAGAATTAAATTAAATTTGTTGGTAAACTTTTACGTCGTAGATAGTAAGACAAGGTCTGTCTTCAGCACTAACTTCTGATTTAGTTTTGTAAACGAATAAAGGACCTTCGGTATAGACCATATATCGGAGGTCTTTTGTTTGCTCTTCATAACCTAAGAAAAGTACTTTAACGTCTTCATAACCATATTTTCTAAGAATTTTAGCAACTAAATATTTTAAATCCTCACCAGAACAATCAATAGATTCTAAGTGGCGAGCAATATCCTCTATGTTGAAGTCGTTAATTCTTGCTTCAATTAGTTTCTTAACTTGATGTTCGTGTAAAATAATCTTTTTTCCCATTCTTTTTAATAAATATCCCGAATATTTATAATGTAGATGAAAGAAAAGGTTAAATTAAAAGAAGTAAAGAAAGTCACTAAAAGTGATAGGTTTATCGATTTAACTGGGTTTAAAACTCAGGATAAACTAAACCCTAAAATCTGGACTGAAGATGATAAATTAGATCCTGATATTAGAAAAACCCTACTTAAAATTGCTGATGACTATTTTACTGGGTTAGAAATTGAAAGTGCCGACATAGAAGATGTTACACTTACTGGTAGTTTAGCTAACTACAATTGGTCACAATATTCAGATGTTGACTTACACATTCTTGTTGATTACACAGAAATACCAGTAGATGCTTCTTTAGTTGAAGATTTTCTAAAAACTAAAAGTACGGCCTGGAATGATGCTCATGATATAAAAATCTATGGTTATGATGTTGAGTTATATGTACAAGACATTAAAGAAGAACACGTTTCAACTGGTGTATATTCAATATTAAGGAATGAGTGGATTATAAAACCAGAAAAAGTACCCGTTAAAGTAGACGATAAAAACGTTAGAATGAAATCTGAACGTATTATGGATGCTATTGATGACTTGTATGATGAAATGAAAACTGGTGAAAATTATGATGCTGTTGTTGAAAAATCAGATAAGATTAAAGATAAGATTAAGAAAATGCGTCAAGCTGGATTAGATGAGTTTGGTGAGTTTTCTGTTGAAAATATGGTATTTAAGGTTTTAAGACGTAATGGTATGTTAGAAAGACTTTCAGATATTAAAACTGTTGCTTATGATAAATCGGTAACATTAGAAAATAATAGATATTTATATAAAAACATATAAAATGGTAGCAGGAGATGTAATTCATTCAGTAGCAGGTTCCAATTTTAGGGACTATTATTATTACGAAATTTTAATCCCAAATGGGGTTGCAGCAACAATTAACGGTGTTGTATTACCAGCAATGGCAGCACCAATTACAGTACCAGTGGGTGTAAGTAATGCCGGACTAATTAGTGGAGCTGTGTTTCTAATTGGTAGAAAGAAATTTGGAGCAACAAGTGGTACTTCTATCGGTACATGGGAAAATCCATTATCAAATGACCCAGGTAACTCAGTGGGAACTTTTTCAATTAAATAAAAATATAAGATATGACTAATATAACAAATAAAAACTTACTGAGAATGAAGGAGTTGATGGGTAAAACACCTATTAATGAATCAATAACAACCTCAGCAGTAGAATTGGTGAAGAAATCACCTAATGGAAAATCTTATGGTATTGTAAGAGAAAATAGAAAATATTTTATCAAAGAATCCAATGATGGTATTAATTTTGATTTCATAGGTGGTGTAGGTAATAAACAAAAAAACCAACATTCTTCATATGAAGATGCCATAAAAGAATTAAACTTCATGTTTGAAGATTTTAACAGGTCATACAACATCCAAGAAGGTACAAATATTTTAACTAACGATATTATCGAAGAAAAAAGATTTATTTTGAAATCTAAGAAGAAAAAATCTGTTGATTTTGGCGGTGGAGAAGATAAACCAGCTGACACTGGATTTGATTTTGGTGGAGAAGATAAAGGTGGGGATGATAGTTTTGATTTTGGTGGTGGAGAAGAAGGTGGAGATGACAATGCTGGTTTTGATTTTGGTGGTGGAGAAGATGAAAGTGGTGATTCAGGTGATTTCGATTTCGGAGATACTGAAGACACTGGAGATGATGACTTTAATTTTGATGATGAAGAAATAGATGACGATGACCCAATTAAAAGCATTCAGAAAATGACTGGTAAATTAGGTCAAAAAATTAGAGATACTGAAGACCTTTCTTCAGATACAATGAAGTGGGTTGCTAAAAGTGTAATTTCTGCTTTAGATTTAGAAGCAATGGATAGTGAAGATAAAAAAGATATTATCCGTGCTGTTAAAAAGAAAGAAGCTGAAGGCACTGATGAAGGTGATTTTGATTTTATGGATGATCCTGAAGATGATGAAGATGATGATTTACTAAGTCCTCTTGTTTTTATGGATGAAGACGATAGTGATACAGTGGTTTGGGATAACCTAACCCCTGAAGAAAAACAAAGTATTGTTCAATCATTCCCAGGTGATACTGAAGAACCAATTATGGATTGGGATGCAGAAGTTGACGATTCTTATGACCCGAACGATGATTTTAGAAAAGGTACTGACCCACAATATATGATGTTCCCACCAGAAGAAACTTATCAAGATTATATGAGAGAAGATAATCCAGATATTGGTGGTGATGAGGATGATCAAAATTTATTATTTGATGAGGAGTTACCAGTTGAGCCATATGATGAGGATGAAGAGGATGAATTTGATGATAATGATTGGATGTCTGATTACATGGGTAATGGATTAAACGATGAAACATACCCATATCGTGAAGTTAATGATGATACAGATTATATGGATGGTGAAGAATTATACGGACCTGGTGATAATCATGTAAACGGTGATGAAGAAATTATAGATGACAGTGTTTATGATACTGTTAAAAAAATGAAAGCAGGTAACTCTGACTTAGGTAATGTAGAAAAACTTTTAATGTATGTTAAAAGAAAGATAGGTAAGGGTGTTAATATCGACAACAATATGATTGTTGGTGATAATTATTTCATTTTTATTGAAGGTGGCCGTTTTATTGTTGAGAAGGGTAATACAAAGAAAAAGGTCTTCAATTTTGATAAGATTGGTGATATGGTAAAATATGTTAAATCTAAAACAGATAACATGACTGATTACATGAGTGATCCACGTATGATGCCAGCACCAGCTCCAGCACAACCAACAACAAAACCAGGACCTGATGTTAAACCAGGTAGACCAGATACTGATAAACCAAGTCCATCAAAACGTCCTTTCACACCCCCACCACATATCAGACCAGGTGAGGAACCAAATCCTAAAGCTGAATACGAAGATTACGGTTCAAATGAAGGTATGGATTTTATGGATGATAAAACTTCTTATGAAGGAAAGTCAGACAGTGAGTTATTAGATGTTATTTTTTCAAAAAAATCAGAATCTAATACCAACACACAAGGTAGTTCAGATAGAGAACAAATGAAAAAAGATTTAGTTGACAAGTATCTAAATAGAAACGTCAATAATGGAATCGATTATATGGGTGATGATGACACTTGTACAACTTGTAAAGGCACTGGGCATGAAAAACCATCAATGGGTTTTGGTATGTCTAATTCAAAAGAAGCTGGGACTTGTAAAACGTGTAAAGGCACTGGTACTAATAATCCGTTCCCATATACAACAGACTCTACATTAACAAATGATAATGTAAAACTTAAATATTCTTATAGAGATAGAGATAGAGTTGATTATATGGGTGATAATGACGAAATTTCAAATAAAAGAAATAAGTCCATGAGAAACCCAGCACCAGCTCCAGCAAGACCTGAAACAAGACCAGATGTTAAACCTGGTAAACCAGATACAGACAAACCGTCTCCTTCTAAGAAACCGTTTACTCCACCGCCACATATCAGACCAGGTGAGGAACCAAATCCTAAAGCTAGAGGAAGAAATAGATATTAATGAAAGAATTATACCTAATATACATCAACAAGATTGGTACGAACTTTAAAGGGGAACACATATTTGAGTTCCTCTTTTCTGATAGAACCGATTGGGATTGGGATGAAAACTGGTACGAATCATCTGTAATAACAGAAAAAAATGATTTGACTCCTGAGCCTAATTTCATTAAACTTGTAGGTAACTTGAAGACCTTAGATTTGGATTTGGAATTAATCCAAAATTCTGGAGTTTTTCAAATTTATAACGCTGTTGAAGGTATCATTGCTTTAGGTTGGGAAAAACTATCAGATAGTGATGAAGATGAATATCCTGAAGAAAGAATTGTCTTTAGGTTTGGTGACACACAAAAATCGGTTGAGGATAAATTATACTCATTAGATTTAGTGTTAAACTATAACGATACCAAAGCAATGAAATAATGGCTAAAAAACTAAAAGAACAGGATATTATTCAATCACCTGACGAACAAAAAAAAGAGTTAGAATTAACCCTTAAAACATTACAACAAAAGAAAGCAGATTTTAATGCTGGTATTCAGAAATCACAATCTATGGCTATGAACGCTAAAAAATTAGCATCATTACCGTCTGGTTTAACTGATAGAGCAAAAAGTTTCGACCAAAAAATGAATAATGACGGTGGTCAAAAAAACACCGAAGAAGCTAGATACAACAGGGAACAAATGAAAAAAGTTGACCAAGAAATTCAAGACGTTAATAGTAGAATGAGTGATTTACAAAATAACAGACCTGTTGTTACAAAAGAACAAATTCTTAGAATGGTTGAATCGAAAGAACCAGCAAGAATGAAGAAAAAAGATTTAATAGAAAGTATTTCTAACCTAATATTGACAGAAGATATGAATGATGATTTAAAAGATAAACTTGAGAGTGGTGATAATGATTATGCTAAACACTTAGATCCAGAAACAGTAAAAAGAATGGCTGATGACATCATGAACGATGTTAAAGCTAATCTTCAGGCTAAAATGGGTAGAGGTACTCGTATGAATCTTGAGAACGCGACAAGAACGTTGGCTCAAGGATTACAAAATGCATTAGAAAAAGAACGTCGTCATAGACCACAACTTGAACAATTGGCTGTCCAAATGGTTAGTGATGAATATGGTATACCTGAAGGAGCCGTAGATTTTGATGCTAGAATTACTGGTGAAGAACCAATACGTAAGACTGGTTTAAAAATGAAAAAAGGTAATAAAAGACCACCTCAAGGAAAAACCGAAGAAGAACTTAAACCTAATATTACAAAACGTAGATTAATGAACGCTATGATGCATGGTGCCGCTCGTAAGGGACAGTATATGTATCATATGGCTCAAACTGACTTAAACAGAATAGCTCCAGGGTTAACAGATGATTATAGTAAGATAATGGCTGGTAATGATTTCATGTATTGGGCTATGAATGATGAAACAATCTCTAATGAAAGTGAAGAAGGAACTCACGCTGGTCAAGTACGAGTAGACCTTTCTGGTGAAAAACCAAAAATCATTGCACAAGGTATGACATTCCCATTCTTATTACACGAACTTACTAAAGGTGTATTAGAGTTAATGTCGTTACATGGTTTAGATGTTGATAAAGAAACTAGAGACTACGTTTTAGATAAAACAGATAACTTAGAGTCAGAACCTTGGGACATCCGTCTTGGGCCAAAAATTTGGGAAAAATTTATGGAAGCACTTAGTGTTGATGATTTACCGAATAAGAGTCAAATCTTCAATAAGTTATCAACATTACCACCAGCTGAATTTAATAGTATATTACAAGGGTTAATGAATGACACTGAACAATCTAGAAGAGCTATTAGAGATATTGCAAGTGATGTTCGTAGAGAATTAGGTGAAGAAAGTCTTGACCAAGCAACAAGTCAATTCCGTGATAGTGGTGACGATGAAGGTCCAACACCACCACCTGATGAAGATGATGAGGATCCAGTTTTAAAAGGATTATTAGGTGGTAAAGACAAACCAGAGGAACAACCAGAAGTGGAAGAAATTGATAACCCAGAAGATTGGTCTGAAAGAGAACTTAAAAGTGGTATTGACGACGCTTTAGATAGTGGTGATTATGATACCGTTAGAATGTTGACCGATATTTTAAATAAAAAATATTAAAAATATATCACCGTTTAGGACCGTGATAGTTACGAGGTGAAAATCCTCAACTAAACCCATCTGTTCGCTCCAGATGGGTTTTTTATGCTCTTTGAATGGTGTTCTTGATATTTATATATTAAAAGAACGTCATTTTATGTCCAATATACCACAAAATAAGGCCCAAAAACTTCTAGAAGTGGGTAAATGTATCAAAGACCCTGTCTATGCTATTGAAAGCTATCTAGAAACCTTTGACCAAACACAAAAGAGTTTTGTTAATTTCAAATTATTCCCAAAACAGAAAGAATTAGTTAAAGCCTATAAAGACCATCGTTTTAATATTGTAATGAAACCACGTCAAGCGGGAGTATCTACAACTACGGCGGCATATATCGCCGTAATGACAGCATTGAGTGATCCAAATAACCCACAAAGGGTTCTTATTTTGGCTAACAAACAAGAAACCGCTATTGAGTTTCTAAAAAAAGTTAAAGATTTTACGGCTCAGTTACCAACATGGATGAATGTTTGGGCAACAGGTAGTGGTGAGGCATCTTGGTTCGATGGAGAAAAAAACTCAGCAAAACATTATAGATTATCAAACGGTTCCGAAGTAAAAGCCGTGGCAACCTCAATGGATGCTTTACGTGGTTACACACCAACTCTACTTATAATGGATGAGGCAGCATATATTGAAGGTGGTGAGGAAGTTTACTCAGCAGCTCAACCAGCACTATCTACAGGTGGTAGAGCAATTTTAATTAGTACACCTAATGGTATGGACCCATTATATCATAAAACCTATATCTCAGCCAAAACAAAAGAAAAATCAAATAACCCTTTTAATATTGTTGAAATGAGGTGGTTTCAAGATCCTCGTTACAATAAGGATATGAAATGGCAGAAAAAGAATGAAGCTGATGAAGTAATTGATGAGATGGTGGAGATGGATTACACTAAGTTCGAACAATTAGAGGAAGAAGGTTGGCAACCAACATCTCCTTGGTTTGAGATGATGTGTGGTCAGTTGAATAATAACGCTAGAATGATTGCACAAGAATTATTATGCGCATTTAATGGTTCTGGAGATAATGTTATTAATTCCAAATATATTGAATTTCATAGAAAAAATAATGTTAGAGAGCCAATCAGAACAGAGTGGTTAGATGGTGGAATGTGGATTTGGGAAGATCCAATGATTGGTAATGAGTATATTGTTGCCGTCGACGCATCATCTGGGTCAGCAGCCGATTTTGCTACTATATGTATTTTTAATTTTACCACAGGTGAACAAGTTGCTGAATATCATGGTATGACAGCACCAGACGTTTTGGGTGAAATTGCGACAGAATACGGTAATAGATATGAAGCTTTTGTAGTTGTCGATATTACAGGTGGTTGGGGAGCGTCAACAGTTTTAAAAATGCTTGAACTGGGTTACTCTACTAAAAAATTATATTACGACCAAGTAATAGGTATTGATTCAATAACAAATAATAAGAATTTAGAGAAGCATATGAGAGATGGTAAATTACCAGGACTCAACTTCCAAAAAAATAGAAACACAATTGTAACTAAACTTGAAGAGGCCATCCGTTTGAATTCATTCAAAGTAAGGTCTATCAGAGCATTAGCTGAAATGGATACTTTTGTATTCAAGAATGGTAGACCAGACCATATGAAAGGTTATCACGATGACCTTTTAATGGGTATTGCAATGTGTTGTTATGTTAGTCAAACATCATTTAAAGATTTAGAAAAAAGTAGGGGTCAAGCTAAAGCCATGTTGGATTCTTGGGTTGTCTCTACAAACACGAGTGAAACTATCGAAGAATTAGGTACAACCGAATATAATAATATGTTTTCAAAAGGTGATTTAGCGAGACACGTTCAATCAGCAAGTTCTGAACATAATTGGGTTTTTATTGGGATGTCTGGGTTCAGAGATAAGGAACTAAATAAAAAAATCATAAAATCATAATGGCAAGAATAACACAAAACAAACCGTTTCCTAATCAACCAAATATTAGGAGAGGTGCTGGACCAGTTAATTATACATGGAATGCATTACCTTTTCAAAAGGGTGGTGTTATAACGGCAACAAAACACGGTATAACGTGTAACAACACAATAGATAACGTAGTAACGTATGTCTATGACATTTTACCAGATGGTAATCACTTAGCATATGTCCAATGTGATTATGTAATGTAAAGGTTCACATTTAGGTAGGTTGGTTTACCTTTACTTGAATATTTATGTTTAATAACAAGTTTTTTGAAGTTATAATTAATGGCAGATAATAAAAATTTAACAGTATATCAGAAGATGTTTTATATGTTTGGGCAAAACAGGCCTGCACAGAATACGACAACTAAATATACCTTTGGTGCTAGTGATTCAATTACGGCCCACTCTAGAGAAGAGTACGATAAAAATAAATTAGAAGCACAACAACAGAATTATCTTGAGGCTTCTTGGGCTAGAGTAGATAGTGAATTGTACCAAAAGGCAATGTACTATGAGACATCTAGAATTGCCTCATACATGGATTTTGAAGCAATGGAGTTTACTCCAGAAATTGCTGCAGCTCTTGATATTATGGCTGAAGAATCTTGTACACCTAGTGAACAAGGAAAAGTCCTAACTATTCAATCTAATTCAAAACGTGTAAAAAACGTGTTGGATGATTTGTTTTATAATATTCTAGATATCCAAACTAACTTACCAATGTGGACACGCAATACTTGTAAGTATGGTGACAACTTTGTGTATCTAAAAATAGATAGTAAAAGAGGTATTATAGGTTCTGCTCAATTAACTAATATTGAGATTGAACGTAAAGAAGAGGGTATGTTCCCTGGTCAAGTTAAAGATGACACAATAAAAAAGAAACAAGTAACATTTCACTGGCGTGATAAAAATATGGATTTTAATCCATGGGAAGTTGCCCATTTTAGGTTATTAGGTGATGATAGAAGGTTACCATACGGTACTTCAATGTTAGAAAAAGCAAGAAGAATTTGGAAACAATTACTTCTTTCTGAAGATGCGATGTTAGTTTACCGTGTCGTTAGGGCACCTGAAAGACGTGTATTTAAAGTTTATGTAGGTAATATTGATGATAAAGATGTTGATGCTTACGTACAAAAAGTAGCAAATAAATTTAAAAGAACACAGGTTGTTGACCAAAAATCTGGTCAAGTAGATTTAAGACATAACACTTTAGCGGTGGATCAGGATTATTTTGTTCCAGTTAGAGATCAGAACGCGGCGAACCCTATTGATACCTTACCAGGGGCTAGTAATCTAGACCAAATTGCTGATATTCAATATATTCAAAAGAAATTATTAACAGCTATACGAGTACCTAAAGCCTTTCTAGGTTTTGAGGAGGCAGCTGGTGATGGAAAAAATTTATCATTGTTAGATATACGTTTTGCTAGAACCATTAACCGTGTACAACAATCAATGATTCAAGAGTTAAATAAATTAGCTATTATCCATTTATTCATATTAGGATTTACAGATGATTTAAATAATTTCACTTTAAACCTTACCAACCCATCTACACAAGGTGAGATGTTAAAGGTTGAACAATGGAAAGAAAAAGTTCTTCTTTATAAGGATCTTGTTGGGCAAGTTGATGGTGGTATTGCAGCATCTTCACATACTTGGGCTAAAAAGAATATATTCAATTGGACTGATGAGGATATTAAAACAGACCTTGAACAACAAAGAATGGAAAGAGCTGCATCTAAAGAATTGGAAAACACTCCTTCCGTTATTAAGAAAACTGGATTCTTCGATAGAGTCGATAGTTTGTATGGTGAGGTTGGTACTGTTGAAGAAACTGTTACAGATGAAGGTGCTGGTGGTGAAGGTGATTTAGGTGGTGGATTCGGTGGTGGCGGAGGCGGTAGCTTCGGTGGAGGCGGAGGTGGTTTTGACTTAGGTGGAGAAGGTGACTTAGGTGGAGAAGGTGATTTAGGTGGCGGTGAATTTGGTGCTGAACCTGGTGCTGAACCTGGTAATGAAGCAGGTCCTGAACCAGCAGGTTTTGGTGAAGGATTCCGTAAAGAGACTATTATAGATAAATTACTTTTAGAGGGTAGACGTAAAAACGAAGATATTATGATGATGACTGATGGTATTAAAAAACTAATTGGTGAAGAGGAAGAAGATAATGATGATATTGAAGATTTATTACAAAATTAATAATATTTATAATAAAATAAACTCATGAATTTCGGAACAATTAAAGACATATACGCTAAATTTCTAATCGATTCTTATCTTACAGAATCTAATCAGAAATCAAAACACAGGGTTAAATATAAAAATTTTATAAAAAATATTACTGAGAATTCTATTCTTAGAACACAATTTATTGTTTATAAAAATATTGAAAATGGGTATTTCCCATCTGAAATTAGTGCTGTAGAATATTTAAAAGAAAATATCTCTCTTTTTAATAAATTCACTAAAAAAGAAATTATTAGGGAAAATGAAAATTTAGCAAATAAGTTAATAATAGCTTATAAAGCTTATACTATACCAGGTGAAAAAATAGATTCCACTATGGCTTTAAGAAAAGTTAAAGATATCCATGAAGCAATCGGTAACTTAATTACTTTAGAAAAAACAGCCGAAAATGTTAATAGAATTCACGAATCTTTTGAATTTACTAAGAATTGGTTGTTATCCCCTAAAACAATTTCAGAAGATGTTAAGAAACCATCGATTAATGCTGATAAATTTTTAACTATTGCTGTAGATAAGTACAATGAAAAATATTCTACACTATCTGAAGAAGATAAAAAAATCATTAAAACCATAATGTCTAATAACAATCAAGAGAAAGAGGATATGTTAAAGATTATGGTAAAAGAATCTGTTGTCTTGATTAATAATGCACTTAAACAATACGGTAGTAGTATTGATGTTAAAACTAAATTATTAGAGGCTAAAGATGTTGTCTATAATTTAGAGTTTAATGAAGAAACATATAAAGATGATATATCTAAGATTTATGATCTAAAGAAAAGTTTAAGTTAAACCACCACATGGCTAAAGTTAAATCTGAAACGGAAAATTTAAAACAATTACGTAAAATTGTTAAAAAAATAGAGTCAACAGGGTTTTCAACTAAAACCGGCGAACCTATTTGGGGATATGATCCCTCTCAGTATAGAAACTTAACAGAAAAAATTGACTCTATGGTTCATGAGGAGTTAAAAAAATTAGATAGTGAAAAAACAGATAGTGGGAAATTACAAAGTTACGAATCACTATTCACCTCAATCGTATCATTACTTGAAGGCGTAAAACAAACAGTATAATGTCAGAAGATTTTAAATCACTATGGTCAGAATATTCGAAATTAGTACTTAAAGAACTTGACAGAATGAATTCTAATGTTGAGAACTTGAGAAAAGATTTTGATGAAAAATTTGCGGAGATAAACGAGAAATTAGGTGATGTAAAAAGTACTAAAGAAACTACAGCTGAACTTAAAGCTTGGCAACTAAAGGTTAATGAAGTTTGGTCTCCAACCCAAATGAAAGAATCTAAAGACGAAATTTATAAACAAAAAAACAGATGGACAGCTACTGTGGCCATCTTAGCTTTTATACAAATAATAATTGGGATAATAATAGCAACTAAATCTTTCTGGCAATAATGGTAAATTTAAAAGGTATTATACAAGAAAATATGAATAAATTTTCTTTTGCACAAATGACAAGCAATAAAGACGGTAAAACATCTGGAAGTGGAACTTCTGGTGTTTATTTAGTTTTTGTTGGTGGGTTAATAGGGATAATGGGAGCGATAGCGGCATTATTTATGAAATCACCTGAAGCATCTAATGTTCTTTTATTTGCAACTGGATGTATCATGACTGGAGCAGGATTATTAGGGTATCGTAAGTCTAAAGAGAATATAGAACCTACTGAACCAGACTCTCCTGAAGAACCAAAACCGTAATAATAAAGACCTCGTTTACGAGGTTTTTTTAGTTTAAATAGGGGGGTTTTCTATATCAAAAATTTTTACTATCATTAATCATATAATAATTTCTAACAAATGGCAAAATTATGAGTAACAAATTTAATCATGTATTTTTAGAATATATCTGGCTAGATGGGAATACACCCCAAAAGTTAAGAAGTAAAACTAAAGTAGTTGATAATACCGAAACCCTTGAATTGGAAGGCCAAGCAAAACAGGGTTACCCAGAATCATATCCGTTATGGAGTTTTGATGGTAGTTCAACTAAACAATCTGGGGAAGAAGAGTATGGTTTTAAAGGTACTGACTGTATTTTAAAACCAGTTTACGTTGTAGATGATCCTTTTAGGGGTGGTCTACATAAATTAGTGTTTTGTGAGGTGTTCAACCCTGACGGTAAAACCCCACATAAAACAAACACAAGAAATAAACTAAGAGAAATTCTTAGGGATCTTAAATTCAAGGAATACGATGCGAACAACAAAGAAGTTCCTTGGTTCGGGTGGGAACAAGAATATGTTATCACACACACCCCAGATAAATCAAAATCACATTTTAAATACGATGGTGGCATACCATTAGGTTTTGGACTCGGTCCAGACGGAAAACCAAGAGAACAGGCTGACTATTACTGTGGCGTTGGTGGCACAAATGTTATTGGTCGTGAAATTGTTGAGGAACATTTAAATAAATGTGCCGACATTGGACTTGATATTGGGGGTATTAATGCAGAAGTTTTAATTGGTCAATGGGAGTATCAAATAGGTCCTGTTACAGCACTTAATGGTTCTGACCAATTATGGGTTTCACGTTATATACTTGAACGAATTGCTGAAAAATACGGTTTTGGTATTTCATATCATCCTAAACCAGTAAATGGTGATTGGAACGGTAGTGGGTGTCATGTTAATTTTTCAACTAAGGAAATGAGAGAAAAAGATGGTATTAAAAAAATACTTGAAGCTTGTGATAAATTAAAAGAACGTCATAAAGAACACATTGAGGTATATGGATGGGAAAATGAAAAACGTCTAACAGGAAAACACGAAACATCAAGTATGGAAAGCTTTAGTTTCGGAAATAGTGATAGAGGTTCTAGTATTCGTATTCCAGTACACACTTACATGAATGAAAAGGGGTATTTTGAAGATAGACGACCAGCGGCTAACTGTGACCCATATCTAGTGTCTCATGTAATGATTGAAACTGTGTTCGATAAAGTTGGTATAATAACAGAATAAAGACAGTTTTATGAAAAGAGGAAAAGAAGTTAGATTAAACTTACCCTATGATTATAATATAATATCTGGTGCGGTTGATAATAAAAATCCAGAATCAATTTACATACAAATATCAGCCTGGGGTAAACCAAAAAATAAAGAAGAAGGAAATTTTGATAACATTATTAAACAAAAATCTAAACGAGTTAAAAGAAAATTATTTGAAGTACTGGATAGAAATCAATTTTTGCCAAAGGCAATTGTAGATTTTAATATGGCATCTTCAGGAATATCATTTGATAAGCGTAGTTTTATGTCAGTTGAATTAACATTATTTCAGAAGAATCCAACATCAATTAATTCAGATGGACTTATACAAACCCTGAACAAGATATCTGAGAAAATTATAACAGATGTGTTTGAAACGGATGAAGATTTTAAATTTTATCGAAGAA